GCGTAGGCAGGGGCGTATCCGTTGGCGTATCGGTTGGTGTATCCGTTGGCGTATCGGTTGGCGTATCCGTCGGCGTATCGGTTGGTGTATCCGTCGGACAGTGGGTCGGGATGGGAACAGGAATGGGAATGGGAATAGGCAGTGGCGGCAGAGGCAGCGGTAAAACCATAATCCCCATCAGCGGCATCAGCCCCGCAAGGCTTGCCAGTGCGCCCATACCGCCACCGCTGCTGTTACCGCAGGAACACCCGCCATCGCCAGGGTTGAGCTGTACCTGGCCCCCCTGTATCACCACCTTACTGCTGCCAATAATTTTGATCGTATCGGCTGAAATAATCAGCTCCCCGCCGGAGCTCAGCGACATGGCACCGCCTGCTGCCACTGTCGCCGCGCCGCCCGCGGCCACCTGCCACGCGCCGCCCACGGAGGTGCCGCTATAGCCGCCAACGTTTGTGAGATCCGCCCCCCCAACGTTAAGAGAATTCGCGCCGCCAATATGGTGCGCCTGCGCGCCGCCGACCATCACCTCGCGCGTCAGTCCGACCTGCATAAAAGCGCCAAACCCAATCAGTTTGCGGCAACCACCGAGGATTTTTTTAACGTAATTCGCACCGACAAAGACATCCCGGTTCAGGCCCACAGAAAGTTTTGAATTTTCGCCAATCGTCTGGGTTTCATCTTTTTTCGTCAGGCGCTCCATATTGCGCTCGGCCTGCTCCCAGTACTGCTCAAGACCGGGTTTATCCTCAAAGCGGATCCCGTTGAAATTGGTGCGCCCGCCGCCGATAGTGCGGCTTATCATGCCGCTCTGCGTGGCATTACCCGGCAGATCCCACGGCGGCATCGTAATGTTGTTATACAGGCTGCCAATAATCAGCGGCCGGTCCGGGTCACCGTTGATGAAATCGACAATCACTTCATGCCCGATGCGGGGAATATAAATGCCGCCAAAGTTGTTGCCTGCCCATGACTGGCTGACGCGCAGCCAACAGGAATCTGATTCACGGTTTTTACCGTAACGATCCCAGACAAACCGCACTTTCACGCGGCCATATTTGTCCGTCCAGACCTCTTCGCCAGGCGGTCCGACGACAATCGCCGTCTGCGGCCCGCGCGTGCGTGGCCGTGGCGTGTGCAGGGGGTGACGATAAATTTTATTGGTCGGCTGAACGACAAAATGACAGTGCCAGCGATAATCTTCAAAACCGCTTACCTGAGCGTTGTCCTCGATATCAAGCTTGCTGGAAATAACCAGATATTCCCGGTTGGCTTTCTCAACGGGATAGCCGCTTAACACAAAATTACAGCCGCAGACGACGCCCCGAAGTTCGCCATCGCCTGTCGCGCGTGAGCCCAGGGCACCCCGCTCTTCCATGCGCACCCGCGCCAGCTGTTCGCCAATATTTGGCTGTGCGTAATCGCCAGGCCAGTGATACATCTCCATCTGGTTAAAGCTGGTGTTACGCGGCTTGCTGTCGAGCGCCAGGATATCGGCACGGGATTTCGTAAAATCGTAATCGTTAGTCACCCAGCGGCCGGTGGTAATGGTTTCCTGCGCCGCGAAGTGGGCAATATACTCTTCACCCGCTTTTGGCGTTTCGGGTAAATAATGCAGAACATGGTAGGCGGCGCTGTCGACGCGTTTATGCGCACCGACATGATCAACCAGAACTAATTTATGTTTCTCATCTTTATGCTCAAAGAACCAGTAAATCCCCCACTCCTCCATTAAGCGCTGAATAAAACTGAAATCCGTTTCGCCATATTGCACCTGAAAATCGAGAGACGGATAAGTACCCGTCAGACGTTTCTCACAAGGGAAAAAATATTCGGCGAGCACCTCATCAATGATTTCCACCACATTTTTATTCTGGAAAATTTTGAAATCGCTGGTAAGCGTCGCGAGATACAGCCACGGGCGAATCTCTATTTCAAACATCGCCTGATTCGCGTCTCGCCCGATATAACGCGCGCGCTCCACCAGGCCCGATATTTCGCGCCGCCCGCGCCCGAGACCTGCCGTTTCATCAAGCCCGTTACCGTCGATTTCCATCGCGACCGTCATTTCTTTACCCACGAGGGCTTTGAAATCGATATTCGACGCCGCCTGCCAGGAAATAGCAGCATTCGCGGGCGTTTTCGCGGTAAGGGTGTAGGTATATAACGTGGAGAGCGCTTCTTCTCCGGTTAATTTAGAAAGCACTAAAGCCGGCTCACCGGCAAGATAAGGCATTGCCGGGCTGAGTAATTGCGTTGTACGCGACATAATGGCACCTGATATTGACTGAACCCCACAACGGCGTTGTCACCGTTGCCTCCCTGTTTGTGTAATAGCTATCCGCTGCGCGTCGATATATTTACCGTGTCGGCTTTGCCTCCAGATCCAGACCATATTTTCCTCAGCGATACAGGCAGGCCATGCCCGCCACGGCATGACATCCACACCTGCATCATCCTCAAGGCGATAATCCGCCGCGCAGAGCGGAGCGAGCAGCGCTGAAGAACGCGCCCCGAATCGCCAGGCTTTATTGACCCACCAGCGCACCCATCCGGGCGCGAGCGATAACCGTAACGCTTTAACCCACTGCCGAACCGCTGCACTCTCACCGGCGCGCGGGCGCTCATCCGCCCGCAGGCACAGGATCCGCGCCTGCCAGAACGCGAGGCTTTGCTTTTGCGCCGCATGGTGTAACACACGTGGCCGACGGAGCCGGGAAACAAGCGCAACGCACGTGTTATCGGGGCCGTTAAGAAACGCGCCCAGGTAGTAATGGCCTCTGAAAACCAGCGCGAAACACCACGGATAGTCATTGATCGCCGGCGTGCCAGCGAGCGGCGTCAGCACCGGCACCACCTCGGTTTTCAGCCGTAAAACCAGCGCGCGTTGCGCCCGGCTGTAAACACTTTTATATGCTTTCTGTCCACATCCGATATGAACGGGAACTATCGTCCTTGCGAACATACTTATCCCCCGTTATGCCGCCGCCGGGCAGGCAAAGTCTTTCAGCAAATCGGGGATAAATCGCCCGGACCAGTTCAACCCTGTCACTTCAAAATCGACGCGGCGTTTATTAAAAAAGTACGTCACGATCGTTTTTCCGTCGGCCGTCTGGCGCACGTCGCTCGCGTTATCCACCCAGTGCAGCAGCGACCAGGAACCTTCCACCACCAGTTCAGAGGTGGATTCTCTCTGCGCGGGACGTGCGGAGAGTCGGATCTCGTTTGCCGAATGCCCGCCCGGCCAGTGGAAAAACAGCGGCCTCACCGGACCGTGAGAATAGTCAGCAATCGCGTCGTCAAACTGCATCTGTAGCCGGGTAATGGTCGGGTCCATGTAAACCACCGCCACCGAGAGATCGAGCGCGACTTTTCTGCCGTCTTCCCCCTGGAATAAGGCGCTGCGAACCGCGGCACCTTGCTCAAACACGCCAAGCCCTTCCCCCTGCGCACGTCCTTTGTAACGCCACGGGGTGGAGGCGGTAACTGCCATGTCGTCGAGCTTGAACTTGGCTTTAACCGCTTCGCGCTTGGTCGCTTTTTCCTGGTCGGCGTTAGCGGTCAGGCCGGATTCGATAGAGCTCAGCTTGTCGGCAAAGGGCTTAAACCATGCCGGTGCTTCTTCGCTATTGGTGGCTTTGTCTTTGGCGGCCTTTTCTTCGGCCTCTTTCTTCTCGCGAGCAGCCTTTTCTTCCGGCGTCTCACCTTTAGAAGCTGCTTTCTCAACAGCCATCTGGTTGAACGCATCCAGCAGCTCAGCTTCTGATTTGCCTTCTGTCGGCTTACCAGCGGCTTTCAGCGCATTGATAATCATGTCTTTCATCGGATCTCTTTCTCCGTTGGTTTTAATTTCGTACTCAGGTGGTTTGCGCACGACTTCTACAGGTTCGCCGACGAATTGAGCCTTGCCGTCATCGTCGATGAGGTACTTCTGTTTGAAATATTTATCTGCATCCCGATAAACGAAGGAGTCCGGCCATACGCTTTCCGGCCATACCCAATCATCGTTGTCACGACCCTCACGGAGCTTGTCGCTAATAGCCCGCTGGATATCGTCGAATGAGAAATTTGATGCGTTGGTAAAGAAGAATTTGGTCTTGTTAAGCAGTCCTTCCCTGGTGCAGTTCGATGCCTGCGCGAGGTCTGCGTTTTCTACGCTTACTTCCTGTTGGGAGTTGTCTGCGTTAACGAAGATGCCGACACCTTCTTCAGGGGTTGCGGCTCCAGGCTCATCGAGAAGAATGGCTACGTGGTCGAACTGCATATTGCGAGCGACCCATGAGTAGCTCTTACCCTTCGATTTGCCGCTGTTCTGCTCGCGGCGCAGCAGGAGCCCGGTAGATACGTGAATCGGCTCAGCGTTTGAGTTGGCCTGAAGCTCATCAAGACGCTCGATGAGGCGCTTACCCTTCTCGCTGGACTGAGCGATACGCTTGTTGACCTTCATGTCCATGACGACACGGTCGCCGTCTTTGCGGACGTTTTCAGCCCATGCGCCGACGTGGAACTGATTAACCGCTCGCGGGTTAGTGGCGCTGACGTGCTCGTTGCCAATCTTCGGATGCCCGAAAGGCATCGGGTTGCCTTCGAGCGTTTTAAAGCTCTTGTTAATCTCCTCAGCCGGATACAACCCGCCATTCATGACAACGTCATCCACGACAGGCACGACGCCACGAATGACGATATGCTCGTCACCGTCGATGGTTTCAGTTGAGATGTTTGAAGAGTTGATGGCGAGGCTTTTTACATGAATACTGTTGAGTCTCATGTTTTACCTTTCTGGGATATAAAAATGAAAAAAGTGATATTTGCTGCTCTGCTCTCCGTTAGCAGCGTATGTAATGCCGGTTTTTTGACGGGGAATGATCTCTATACGAAATATCAGGCGTATACCCGTACCGATAACGGATCCGCCTCAAGCGCCGATTATGAATTAGCTAATGAATATTTGGGTTATGTCGCTGGCGTATGGGACACAATGAGAGACACTTCTATATGCCCTAAGGGAACCGTAACAAGAGGTCAAATATCAGATATTGTTGGTCAGGGGCTGAAGAATAATCCTCAGGATCGGGCAGACCCTGGAGCTAGATTGGTGCTTGGTTATTTAATGAAAGCTTTCCCCTGTTCATAGGGCTCATGGTATCCCACTCCATTTTTGGCGCTCTTTAGATAACTTTTCGGCCAGACCTTCGTTAAATAGGGCTCCGTCATCATTAAGTAACACGGGGATCTGGCTGCAATAGCAGTTGTACCGGTTTCCATTCTGAGCATAGAAAGCCTCCACTTCTTCCGTTGTGAAGGTCTTCCCGTGTCGAGCAGCGTGCCAAGGGCGTGTCGTCGACTTCAGGGCTGATATCCACAGCAGCGCAGCGTTAAGCCCCAGCCTTTCTTTCGACCATTCTGCTTCTGACCACTGAGCCTGCCGTAAAGCGCCAACCTGCTCCGTCTGAGCTATCGTTTTGGCCCGACTCATAGATACATCCAGGCGCTTGCTAATCAGGCTTGCCGTCTCTCGTGGGTTAACGCCACGGCCTATCGCATCAGCGACGATGTTCGACAGGTCAGCACGGGCAGCATCAGTTATTCCCCGCCATTCGCTGTAAGTGGAGATATAGGCCGCTGCAACCTGGTTTTGATACGCCGGGCTGCTTAGCAACTGCTGAAGCGTCGTTGACTGCTCATAGATAGCCGATTGTGCTGACAGATTGGTGAACGCCTGCAACGTGCCGCGCTGATACTCATCAGAAACGTACTGAAGCGCCCAAAGGTTGTTATTCCCACCCTCCAGGAGATAGTCGTCCAGAATCGTTTCTATGCGCAGTAAAAGGTCAGACAGTTGCTGTGGCGACATGTCATAGATGAAGGTGCCCGCATTCACCTGGTAGAGTGTGTCTGGCTTACTGCCTTCTCTCGCCAGAATGTACCCGTACAGCGAATTGCCACTCCGCTCCCTGCCGACCAGATACCCATCGAGCAACTGCTTCAGTGCCTTCTTTATCTGGTAATAGCGATTCTCGATATCCCGGAACATTCGGTTAACCGTTCGGTAGGACTGCGTTGGGTCGGCTTTATTGCGCGGAATTATCGGGCTGCCCGGTCGTTGTCGGTTGTTCAATTGGTTCACCTGTCAGCGGGTCTGTCGTTGCGGCTCCGGCAGGCTCTTCTGGTTCACTGATTGGCTCAAGCTCACCGACAGCACGGATTTCATTCTCCGTTATCGCCGGAGTGCCGAACGCAGCCTGAGTGTCTTTGGCAACGGCTGCCATCGCCTGCATATTTGCAATCTTCTCTTTCTCACTCGGCGCGAGTAGGTCAGACCATGCGAGCGTTACCTCGCCAGACTTCGGCGGGTCGATGACGCCAATCTGCCAGAAACGCTCAATGACGCGGGAGATGAAGTCGGACATGAAACCCCATCGGCGACCGTTGCAGCGCTTGGCCCAGTCCGTCTTGTCCTCATCCGAAGCAAGACGCCCGGTCTGCTGACCAAAGAGAATGGTGAACGGACACTGAATCGTCGCGGCAAACTCGTTAGCTGCTACTGTCCATGTAGGAGTCGGGTCACCGACTCGGCCTCATCAACCCAAGCTACAAGAATTCGCGCTTTTGATTTGATGCTGTCGAGGTTATGGCGTAGACCACAGAATACGTAGCTTACTCTGCGGTTCTTTGTCCGGATGTATTTCTCGCCGATGTCGAAGTAATCATCAAGCCACGGCACCGAGCGGATAGCTTGCTTGACCTCCTCCATGGAGGATTCTTCCAGAGAGTTCATATACTCACGAGCGCAAAGTATTACGCCACTGATATTGGCCTCTGCCGCCTGATAGGCCCTGACAGCAGTCATCAATGCGAAGGTGCGCGTCTTTGCTGAACCACGGCCGCCGTGAGCACCACGATAGCGAACACCTTCGGTAGCGAATACCGGGACTAACTTTGCTGGTATCTGGAGGTCAACTTGGCTTTCCATTGTCTGGGTCAACTCCTACCAAGCGAATCGTCGTTGGCTTTGTAGCCATAGTGCCGTCAGATGATTTATGGTCGATCTCCTGACTGACCTTGTCGCCATACTTCTTAGGGTTCATTCGGGCCAGCGCCCATTTGCGGGTATCAATTCGAAGTCGTGCCTTACCTACTGCGGCAGCCTCTTCAGCTACTGTGTCAGCGATATCGAACATCTCTTCGAAAATAGCGTCGGCGCGCGTCTCCGTGGCTTTCGCGTATTGGTCGCGAAACTCTTCATGCTGAGCAAGCCAGCGGAAGACAGTCGACTTATTCGGCATGCCTGGACGCTCACACACCTTGCGCAGGCTTTCACCATCGGCAAGCAGTGAGCAGATGTCAGCAGCCACCTCTGGTAGATAATCAGAAGGGCGGCCAGTTTTTGATTCGGTCGCCATAGTCATTCCTTAAGATGTTTGTTCTTCAACTTCAGGCTCGGGCACGTATTCCATCTCCTGCACGTTATCAGGTGCCAGGTATACCCATGATCCGTCCTCTCTGGCTACGCCGATGAAGCCGTTAATAATCTCTGGCTGAGATCGCTTCATCAGGCCTTCATGCGTCTCGCCTGTTTTGGTTTTGACTGTGATGCGGTAGATGTCGGCCATGATTTCCTGCCCGTTATATTTTTCGAGTGCCATCATCAGGCGCACTCGCAAATGCGCCTTGTGATGTTTAGTGGTTCACTATGTTTTGAGAACGCTTCTATATAACGGCTTGCCTATCTGTACATCAGGTCGCTCACCGTACAATTATCCCCGGACTATTCCTATAAAAGATGCCTGCCGCTTGTTAAGCTGAATATATCGGCCAGGATTATTTCCATCTTGTTGGTGGAGTGGCTCCTACAAACAAGGTCTGTGAGTCGCAGGGATGAAGACCATACAGACAGGAATGTCTTGCGAGAAAAAGCATCAGGGAAAACAAGTCAACGCTGCGTTAATAATTATAAAAAGAGAAAATATCTATCCTGTCGTCGCCCCAGCCATGGGGCTTTTTTTTATCTCAAACACTGCTCCCGAACATACGCCTGCAATCCGCTCAACTGCCTGGTCACGGTCTCGATCCGCTCCCTGAGGGTGAAATAATCCCGTTCAGCGGAGTCAGTAAGTCCGGGGCTGGCTGCATCATCCAGGCTGGCGGTGCCGGAGGCGGATTGCTTCGTACAGGTCGCGTGGAGCTGCAACCGACGCTTGCCAGAAGCAACGTCATCATGCAGCTGATCGATAGTCGCCTGAGCATCTGCAAGCTCCTGTGTGTATTTTGCGTCGAGCGCGGCCACATCGCGCTGGCGAGTCTGCATGTCGCTGATGGTGTCTTTAGCCAGATTTAATTCACGATTAACTTTGGTTAAAGATGCCTGCGATTCTTTGAGCGCTGACCGGTAATGACTGGCGATGACAATAGCGATTGCCAGCAGCAGGCTCATTGCTGCGAAGAGGATGAGCTTCCATTTAAAGGTCATTTTCACTTTCCGCCAGGCACATAGAGCGCTCCATCTCCCGCCGGTTCTGCAATCCCTTCCACTTCATACCGCCTGCATAGACCCAGCGGCGCATTTCTTCACACGCCCCTTCCTGGTCGCCTTTGTTCAGCTTGCGAAGAAGCGTCGACTTAGCGAAGGCATCACTGCCTACGTTGAACACGAAGCTGTAGAGCGAGGCGCGCTGGTATTCGCTCAGAGGAACCTTAACCAGCTTGTCTACGGTCGCCTTGGCCGGTTGCAGGTCTTTCCACAAAAGACGGTCACATTCTTTGTCTGTGTAGGTCTTCCCGCGAATGATGTCGTTGCCAGTGTGACCGTCGCAGACAGTCCAGACGCCTGCGACATCTTTGTAGGCCTGATACTTCCGGCCCTCTACGCCATCCTTGCCACCGATGAATATCGTGGCGATGACCATCGAGCCTGCACCCGCTGCGGCAATCAGTTTGTTTCTCAGTGAGGACGGGATAGCCATCTTTAGTCCTCCTTTGATAACTGCCCGGCTGCGGAAGGCCATCGCTCGTACGCCTGAATCTGCGCCAGCGTGGTTTTGCGTTTGTAATACCAGTTGATACCGAACGTCAGTAGCGCCACGACAATACCGGCGATAACCTTGCGCCCGTCTTTCTGCGCCAGCTTTGCGGCCAACTCCACAGTCACCAGGGCATCCAGATATTCCTCGCAGACCTCTCTGCTTACTTCGCTCATGCTGCCTCCATCAATTCGGCTATATCGGGTAATTTCCCGCCCAGCTCGGTCACTACCAAAACGAGCATTCCGCCTTTAACCGCCTGACAGCGCTTGATGCGCATATCGTCTACCTGACCGTCATCCAGCCAGAAGCCCGCACTGGTGAGTGCGTCAAAAACGGCTTTGGGTAGATTGTCCAAATCGCGTTTGCGGTTGGCGAAGAAAGCTAACCCGTTTATTTCAGCTCTGGCGGCGATGGATGCAGATGAGCATACCGGTGACCCGGATATACGGCAGGCCGAAAAGATTTTGGCAGGGGGTGAGTAGTGGCGACAAACAAAACCTTAGAGGCGTCCAACCTCTGGCAGATTGAGCGCGCGAGATTTGAAGAACGGCATCCTGACCAGCGCGTACTGCTAAATCGCATTGAAGAGCAGCTTCACAGCAACATTATGGCCGCCGTTATCTTGCTGAACGACCTCTCGTTTGCTGTTCGTGAAGTTGAGCGTAAGTCAATAGAGACAGGGGGTGAAGCGTGAGCGAAATAAGAGAGCCTGTTACGCACAATTTAAAAATTTTGCCTGAGAACTATTCAGCCGTTTGCGCGGGAGTTAAACGCGCGGAGCTACGCAAAAATGACCGCGATTACCGCGCCGGTGACACTCTCGACCTTTGCGAGTGGGATAAGGATGACGAGTCTTTTACAGGTAATTACATCAGCGTAACGGTAACGCACGTAGCTGACGTTAGCGAGTGGATGCCGGGGTATGTGCTGCTGAGCATCGAGCTGGCGCTGCGGGAGCGGGCGGAGCCTGTTTATCAGGTGCAGGCCATGGACTGGCACGACGTTGAAAAATATCTCTACGATGAAGCGCTAGATCGCGGTATCAGATGCCGAGTGATCTACACCGCACCGCCCGCGCCGGTTGCTGCTGGCTGGATAGCGTTCAGCGAGCGGATGCCTGAACTCGATACCCGCGTACTTCTATACTTCCCAGATTACGGCGGGCATATCGAAGATGGCTGTATAGGCGACGAAGGGGATGGGCATTATCACTACTTCTTTGATGGATATTCATTAAGGCATGAGCCTACACACTGGATGCCGCTACCGGAAGCACCGGGCAAGGAGGGGTGATGGATTGGATAAATAAATATGCATGGTACGGAAGGAAGGCAGCCTCCTCTGTACTTCCATTCATTCTGGGGATAATCGCCGAACAAAGGGCTCCTGATTATGCCCTGTGGTTCACAATCCCTGTGATTATCTTCTTCGGATGGGCACGTAAGACGCGTGCAGCTAATGATGTATGGTTCAGAGGGAACCGCGGACCTATTGATGACGACTGACGACTAAACTCTCACCTTGTTGCGCCACGAATTGACAGCCCGACCACCTCAATTTACTGTATATAAATACAGTTATTTTGGGGTGAGTCATGAGCAAAGACTCGGACTATCTGATTATTTACAGAGGCGAGATACATCACCGCATCACGCCCGGTCGGTGGGTGCTCATTCAACGCGCAAAGGAGTACGGCGGCGGGTGGTGGCTAGGGAAAGCGTACGATGATGTGTTTATGCTGGAGTTCGAGAGGCCTACGTCAATGGCCGTAGCGTCGGAATACATCATGTCGCACAGGCGGATGAGCACATTCCCGCCGTGGGATGACAATTTTGAGTTAACACAGTGACCCGCCGAGCGCGGGTTTTTTATTGGAGAAATTTATGTCTGATTTGGCAATGAAGGTTCTGGAGTGGCAGGCAAAGGGTCGCGTTGGAATAAGCAGTGCGACGATGGCATCAATTGCACTTGGCCTAGAAAAGAACTTTTATCATGGTCGTTTCGATGCTCCATCCGACCCGGCAGACCTGCACAGATGCATGCTTCTGGTTGAGGATATCCCTGAGATTAAAGATAGCTTTTCCGCAATAGCGAAGAAGGTTAAGAGTTTTTCTCCAATTCTGCGCGAATGGGATCGGCTGACAGGGCTGCTAAAGGAGGAGTTAAAGCGACCAGACGGACGCGCGCCAGAAACTTATGCGCTCATGCAAGAACTACTCAAGGCCGCCTGATGGCGGCTTTTTTACGCCTGGAGATAATGATATGAGCTATTGCCGATTTAGTTCAGACAACTGGCGCAGCGATGTCTACTGTTATGAATCTGCTCAGGGTTATATAACTCATGTGGCTTCATCAAGAATTATCGGTGACGTTCCAGCACTTCCATTCTTCTTTGATGTGCCTCCTGCTGATTTCTTTGAAGCAGTTCGTAAGCAAAACGAGTTCATAGAATCAGCAGAGCGCGAGCCTATCGGTCTGGATCATGAT